GGTCCGAGACGACGTAGAGCGTCTTGGCGTCGGCGCCGTCCTCGCCGTCCTGGCCCTTGACGATGCCGATCTTGTCGATGACGCCGTCGGCATGGGCGACGGTGACGATCACGCCCTGGGTCGCAGCGCGGGCGGTGTCGAAATTGGCCGCGGTCATGGTGAAATCCAGCGCGCCGGTCAGGATGCCGTTGTTGCCCGATGCGGTCAGCGTGCCGCCGCTGCCCGCGGTGAGATAGAGGTTCGCATCGATCGTCGTCCCGGCGGCCGTCGTCATCGACAGGGTGAAGCTCGACGTCGACAGATTCTGCGCCTGGATCTGGAATCGGGTCGTCTGCGTCGACGGGCTGACCGCGCCCGCCCCGTCATAGGTGATGAGCTGGCGGTCCGAGATGACGTAGAGCGTCTTCGCGTCGTCGCCGGCCGAGCCGTCCTGCGCCTTCAGCACGCTGATCTTGTCGGAGACGCCGTCGGCGACGTGGGTGACGGTGACGATCACGCCCGACGTCGCGGCGCGCGCCGCGTCGAAGTTCGCCGCGCTCATCGTAAAGGTCGCCGATCCGGTGAGGATGGCGTTGTTGCCCGAGGGGGTCAGCGTGCCGGCCGAGGCGAGATAGGTGTTGGCGTTGATCGTGGTGCCGGCCTGCGTCGTCATCGAAATCTGGTAGGAGGAGGACGACAGGTTCTGCGGCTGGACGGTGAAGGTCGTGACCTGCGTTCCGGGCGTCAGCGCGCCCGCGCCATTGTAGGTGATGAGCTGCCGGTCCGAGATCAGATAGAGCAGTTTCGCCGCCGCGCCGGTCGCGCCTGCCTTCGACTTGGTGAGGCTGAACACCTTCTCGATCAGCACGCCGGCATAATCGCCGCTGCCGGTGGCGAGGATGGTCAGGCTGGCCGTGTCGGTGCTGCCATGACCGAACTGGCCGGAACTGGTGCCGGCCGCGGTCACCGTCATCGTGCGCGGATTGGCGCCGTTATTGTAGCTGACGGTGAGGCCCTGCGGGTTGCCGCCGGACTTGGTCGAAAGCGTGAACTGGTTGGAGATGTCGGCGGTGCCGTTCTGGACCACCACGAACGCGGTCGAAGCGCCGGAATAATCCGAGACCGCCCCGGCCGACGAGGCGGGCACGGTGTGCGCCTCGTTGGTGAGATAGCCGGTGATGCCGAGCGCCTCGAGCTCCTGGAGCGCGAGCACGATCGGCGACAGCAGTGGATCGTAGGCGGTCGGCTCGGCCGCCTGCACCGCCGGGCTCTCCTCCTCGTCCCAGGCGTAGATGTCCGCATGCTCCTCGTTGAGCACCATCTCGACCCGGCCATCGAGCCCGATCGAATGCGAGGCGACGCGGAACAATTTGTCGTCCCAGCCGAGCGCGGCGTGGCTCAGGGTGACGGGATCGCCCAGGTTCACCTGCCACGCCTTGTGGTTGAAGGTGGCGGAAAAGACGCCGCGATAGAGGTTGCGCTGGAGCCGCGCCTTGGCGAGCCGCTGCGCCTGGCTTGCCGATTGCACCACCGGCAGATCGAAGCTGTCGACCCGGCTGTCGTCCTCGCCGATCTGGACCTCGGGATAATCGACCATCTGGTAGAGCGCGGTGTCGGAGGGATCGACGTAGCGGCCGCGCACCGTCTCGAAATATTCGTCGACCGCGGGCGTCTGCAGCCAGTCGTCGCCCTCGATGATGTCGGCTTCGCTGAACGAAGCGACCGGCGCGGCGAGATCGTTGTGCAGGCAATGGACCGCGATCTGGCCGCCATTGTCGCGCAGCACCGCGTTCATCGCGGCGCACAGGTTTCCGATCACGAGCGAGGGATCGTCGCTCTCCGAGAAGATGCCGTCCGAGCGGTAGCGCGGCTCGGTGCCGCCGGCGGCGAGGCTGACCGGCTCGTCGCAGAAATTGGCGGCGCTGACGAAGCTGTCGAGATCGATCCGCGCCGGCGGAATGCCGCGGCCGACCGCGAGCTTGTCGGCGATCCGCCAGCCGACCAGATAGAAGAGCAATTGCAGCGCCGGATTGCGGCCGCTGTCGTCGTCATACCAGGCCCAGCTCGCCTGGTCGTCGGCCTCGCACCCGCTCTCGCGAATGTCGGGCAGCAAGGCGCCCTTGCCGCGGATCGTGACGCGGCTCGGAATGCTTTGCGCGAACGGGCTTTCGGCTTTCTTCGAATTGCCGGTCAGCTTGTAGCGCAGGTGGATATAGGCGACGCCGGTGAGCCGCTGGTTCGCGCCCCAGTTCGCGTCGATGCTGACCGTGTTGCCGGCGCTGCCGACCAGCTTCGGCGCGACCGTGAGATAGCCGCTCCACTTCGATCCGACCCCGACGGACGCGCTCCACGCCAGCTCGGAATCGAACCAGATCTGCTCGATCGCCGCCACCTCGTGCGACGCGATTGCGAGGATCTGGTGATAGTAGGTCTGCTCGCTGGTGTAGCTGTGATAGCGGATGTCGGTCGCCATCGCGGTGTGGCCGAAGACGATCTTGCGCGGCGCGTTCGGCTCGAAGCTGGTCAGCAGCCGTTCGGTGGTCGACGACGACATGCGCGGCTTTGGCGCCAACAAGGCGCTGCCGACCGCGAGGCCTGCGGCGAGCAGGGTCGCGACACCGATCTTCATGCCCGCCAGCACGATCGCGCCGAGCGGCGGCGCGATCACCGACAGCGCGACCGCCGCAACCGCGAGGACGGGGGCGAGGATCTTCCTAGACACGGAAGGCCCGCGTCCAGGCCGGGCGCGGCTGGCGCACCAGCCCGTCGACGCCGTCCTTCATGCCGACGAACAAGGCGTCATGGCCGATCACGACGCCGGGAATGCCTTCGCCGTCGATGACGATGTCGCCCCGTCCGGCGCGCGCGACCGGGATTTCCGGCAGCAGGTCCGCGACCATGTCGGCCGAGGCGTCATGGCCGAGGCGCTTGAGATATTTCGCCGCCGACAGCGCCGAGCGATATTTGCCGCGATGTCCCCGCCCGAAATCCTTGCCGGTCTGCGCCTTCACCGCATCGGCGAAGAAGGTCATGCAATCGTGCCGGCCATAGGCATGGGCCGCGCGCAGCCGCCGGGCGAGCAAGGCGTTGAGCCGCGCCTCCCAATCCTTGCGCCGGCTCATCGGTAGCCGATCACCGTCTCGTTGGGCCAGAAGACCTCCGAGACGTTGCCGCTGCCGCCCATCCCGCCGAGCCCGCCGCCGCCGCTCAGCGCCGCCGGCCCGGACCGTGCCCCGTTCGAGGCGCCGATCGTCGCCTGCGCCGAAAGGTCGCCGGGATCGTAGCGCGCCTGGTCGAGATAGGAGCGGTTGCTGGCGCGGGTGAGCAGCGCCTTATAGCCCTCGATCTCGAGCGCGATCGTCTGCCGCTCGCGCCCCGCGCGCAGCCGCACCGACGACATCTCGCCGGTATAATAATTGGCGATCGCGCCGATCTGGCTGCGATCCTCGCCGCGCAGGATCACCCACAAACGCGCCGCCCGCCTTTGCCAGTTGGACCGGTCGCCAAGCGCGGCGAGCAATTCGGCATCGGGCAGCAGCAGCCCGGACAGCTCGACCGTCAGCGTCTCCGATCCGCCCTCCGCATGGGTGACGTCGCCGACGTCGAGCACGCCCGCGGCCGGCGAGAAGGTCCGGCCGGAAAGGTCCGGATCGGCATGGCCGGGCAGGGTGACCGGATAGTTGAGCGTGGTCGCGCGGATCGGATCGCCGGCGACGTCGAAAAAGGCGAGGAAGACCGGCAGCGTCGCATCGCCGCTGTCGAGATGCGCCCGCGCGGCGGCGTCGAAGCTCGGCATGTCAGAAGGCCTCCTCGGCCTCGAAGCTCCACGTGGTGACGCCGTTCACCGTCTGCGGCGCCTCGCCGCCGGGGATGAAGACCAGGCCGGTCGGGTTGGCGATCTCGACCGGCACGCCGTTGCCGGCCGCGGCGCGCAACGGCGGCTCGAAGCTCAAGGTGCGGTTGGTGCCGGAGGCCGGCACGTCGGCGGTCAGCACCAGCAGCTGGTCGTTGATCGTGATGTACTGGCCCTCGGCCAGCAGCGCCGAGGCGCCGGCCCAGCCGGCGGTGGACACCGAATTCGCCCCCGCCGCCGCGCCGGCCGCGAGGTTGATCGATCCGGTCGCCTGGACGCATTCGCTGGCCGGCAACCGGAACGTGTTGAGCGCCCCGCGCAGCCTGGCATGAAAGCCCCGCCACGCCCGCGCCTCCGCCTCGGTCGCAACCTCGATCGCGACGCTGGCGGCCATATAGCCATTGTCGAGATCGAGCACGCGCCGGCTCGCATTCCACTGGCCCTTGTTGACCTGCACCGACGCCACCGGCCGCCAATCGAGCCGATCGAACTCGGCCCCGGAGGGAAGGGGAATGATCGCCACGGGGCGGACGGTAACGGGCGGCGGTAGCGGCGCTTACCGCCGTCACCGCCTGGTCCCACCCAAACCCCAATCCCGTCATTCCCGCGAAAGCGGGAATCCAGCTTCTCCTTTCCCCAAATTCAGCAAAGGCAGCTGGATCCCCGCGTTCGCGGGGATGACGGATAAGTGGAAAACAGCGCGATGGAGAGGCTCACTCCACCCAATCCCATCAAAGGGAAGGGCAAAGCGCGGAGATCACCGCCCTTCTTCGGCCTCCCGCAGGGCGTTCTCGGCCATGGCCTGCGCGTTTTCGAGATCGCTATTGGCCTGGTTGATCGCGTTTTCGGCGTCGCTGGTCACGTCGCTGCCGCTGCCGGCGTCGCTGCTCGGGTTGCTCGCGCTGCTGCCACCGCCTCGTCCGCTGCTCGTCCACACGGCCAGCGCCAGGAACACGGCAAGGACCGCCCCGATGATGAGCGCCAAGCCCACCCAATCGCTAGGCTCGACCGGCGCCGCGACGGGGCTGGCGGGCGACGCGGCCGCGGCGGCCTGCCCCGCCTCGCCGCCGAGCTCGCGATCCGCGCGCCGCCCCGCATCCAGCCGCTCCGCCACCGCGCCGAACCCGTAGAGGATCCCGCCAAGGATCAGCGCCGCGAACGCGCCCTGGAAGACGAGCCCCTGGATGTGCATCGCGTGCAGATTGGCGACCCGGCTGGGCATCGCGATCGAATAGGCGCCCGGCACATATTCGGTCGCCGCCGTCACATCGATCATGAAGCCCACGATCAGCGCGATCCCGCCGAGCAGGAAGAACAGGATGCCGCCCTCTTTCATGTCATCCCCTCCCCTTCATCGATCCTGGCGCAGGATCGGCACGTCCTTGCCGGCGCACGCGCAAAGCCGCCGCCGCTTGCGCGCGCCCGTCATCGGCTGGCGTTGGCGATGTCACTCTCCGCCTGCGTGACCGCATTCTCTTCGTCGCTCGTCAGCCGGCCGCTGGCGATATCGCTTTCCGCCTGCCGGATCGCGGCCTCGGCGTCGCGCGTCGCCGGGTCGTCGGCGATACCGCTTTCCATCGGCAGGGCCGCGTTCCCGGTATCGCTCGACACGGTCGCGCCGGAACCGGCTGAGTCGTTCCCCGCGGTGCTCGCCAGCACCGTCACCGCGACGATGACGACGAAGGCGATCGCCAGGATGAGCATCCAGACGGGGAAGAGCGAATCCGTCTCGGCCGGAGCCGCTTGCGCCGGCGATGTTGCCGCCGCGGCTTGCGCGCCGGCTTCTGTCGACCCGGGCGCTGCGGCAGCAGCATCGCCTTGCGCCCGCGCCCCCGGCCCAAGCCGCTCGACCGCCACCCCGAGCCCGAAGAAGATCGCGCCGGCGATGAGCGCGGCGAAGCCGGCCTGGAAGACGAGGCCCTGAACATGCATCGCGCGAAAATTGGCGACGCTGGACGCCACCGGCTGGGAATATGGACCGTACGTGATTTCGGTCGCCGGGCTGATGTCGGCGAGCAAGCCGACGATCATCGCGATCGCGGCGAGCAGGAAGAAGCAGATCCCGGTGATCTTCATGTCGGCTCCTCCCCTTGGTCGCGCCGGCGCCCGGGCACGTCATCGCGTTCCGCCGCCCTGGTCTTGCGGTCGACTATAGCCGGGGCGCTAAGGATTTGAAGGGATGGCGCGGCGCGCTCAGCGATTGAGCCGCGGCCGCGACAGGGTGCGCGAGGTCGCGCTGACGCTCTCGCGGACGATGCCGGGCGCCGCCGCCTGCACGACCTGCACCGCAACCCCGCTGGCGCGCGCCTCGACGCGGGCGTCGAACTCGCCGGAGGGGTGGACGAAGACATCGACGCGCTGGACTGCGCCGGCAGAGGCGGCGGGGGATGCGGCCATGCCGGCCGCGCCGCCGGTGAGCCGGCCCTGCGGCGTAATGGTGAGCAGCTCATTGGCGGACACCATCGCGCGCGGCTGGCCGTTGATCGACAGCAGATTCTGGTCAATGCCCGGTCGGCCGCCGACCATGAAGGCGCCGCCCGAGGCTGCGTGCATGATCGGGCCGACGCCGGTCGGCTTGATCGCGGTGCCGAGCTTCGCGGCGGGGTCGAGACCGACCCCGAAGATCGAGCCAAGCGCGCTGACGATCGCCCGCTGGATCGCGATCCGGGCGAGATCGGCGATGATCTGGTTCGCCATGTTCTTGAAGGCGTCGCCGAGCGAGCGGGTGCCGGAAATGGCGTCGACGAGGCCGTTGGCGATGGAATCAAGCCCGCGCGCGGCGATCCCCTCGAGCGCCTCGTTCATCTCCTCGGCGCTTTGCGGCACGCGATCCAGGAATTGCTGGAGCGGCGTCATGTTGGTCCGGGCGACATGCTCGCGCGCATAACCGAACCGCTCGCGCGCGTTGGCCTCATCCCGATCGATCTGCCCCAGTTGCGCGGTAGTCAGTCCTTCTTGCTGGCGCCGCCGCGCGATCGCCCCGAGCTCTTCTTTTTCGGCCAGCGCCAGCAGTCGCAGTTCGCTGTCGCGGCGTTGCCCGACCGTCCGCGCGAGCTGCCCGCGCGCGCGCTCCATCTCGGCCGCACTGCGCAGCTCGCCGACCGCGATCTGATAACGCTCCTCGTCGAGCCGCTGCCATTCGCGGATCTGCGCATTGATCGAGAGTTGGACCGCGAGCTCGTCATTCTTCGCGATCAGATCGTCGCGCAAGGTGCGGTCGATCTTGTGATCCGTCTCGGCCTGCCGGAAGATGGCTTCCTGGCGCGCGCGGGTGGCTTCGATTTCCTGCGTCTCCAGGCGGAAGCGTTCCTCACCCGACTCCGCGCTACGCTGCCGAGCCTGAAGGATCGCTGCGTCGTACTGCGCAAGCTGCTCGCGGAAGGTACGCTCCTCCTGCTGCCGCTGCTGCGCGACGGACGCCGCGCTAGCGGCCGCCGCCACCGGGTTGGCGGGAAATCGCATGTTGCGGCTGAGAGGATTCACATAATTCCCGGCGCTGCCGTCTGGGTTGGCCCCGACCCGAACCCGCCAATCGACATGCGGATTGGTCGAGACGCCGGTATTGCCGCTCAGCGCTACGGCCTGCCCCTGTGTGACCACCTGGCCGCGTTCGACGGTCGCGCGCGTCAGGTGGTTGAGCTCCGAGATCGTGCCGTTGCCGTGGTCGATCCAGACGACCTCACCCAATCCGTCATTGCGGCCGGTGCGAATGATGACGCCGCCGGCCGGAGCAACGACGGTTGTTCCCATTGAAGCGTGAAAATCCACGGCCGGGTGGAATTCAGAGGCCCCGGGCCTCGGGCGAACTCGGCGCCCATAGCCGGATGTCACGACGCCGGGAACGGGCCGGATAAACTGGGCCTCGCCGCCCGGCTGCGGCGCGCTCCCTCCGGTTCGCTCTTGCCGCAATCGCGTCTCGCGCGCCTGATTGGCTCTTAGCGCCGCATCGCGCTCTTCACCAAGAAGCTCCACCCGGCGATAGAGCTGATTGTTCACCCCCCTCTCGGCCACGGCCTGCTCACGAGCCTGCTCGATCCGCTGCCGGTAGTCATTGTGGATGCGCCCGGCCGCGCCCTCCTCAGCCAACTCGACGATGCGACGCGACCTGGCCTCTCGAATCTCACGCAGCGATTCGGCGATGGCTGTGTCCGTCTCGGCAAGTGTTTGCCGTAGCCGGGTCAGTCGCCCGTCCTCCATGCCGAGCGCCACCTCGTGGGTCAGCGCACTTTCATCCATTGGCCGGGTCGCTCGTTGCCGCTCCAACTCGGCCTCGGTCTGCGCGATGATGGCGGCGGTCTCGTTGCGCGTATTGATGAGCCTGAGCCGCGACGCCAGCGCGCTTTCCAACGCCCGCCGGGCGGCCGTCTTGTGTTGGTTGTCGAGCTGCTCCAGCGCCTGCCTGTTCCGGCGCATGGCCTCGGTCACGCCCTCGAGCGTGTTGGCAAAGACCTGCTGCGCCTGTTCGGTGATGGCCGCCTTGCGCGCATTGCGCTCGAGTTCGCTGGTTGCCTGTTCAAGCTCGCTTCGAGCGGTGAGCGAGCGGAAGGCCAGTTCGCCGAGAGCGGCGCCGGCGCCGATCAGCACCGCACCCCATGGACCGCTCAGGACACCGGCCATCCTTCCGGCCGCGCCGGTCGCGCCCGCAAACTCCGCCGCCATGCGCGGCGCCTGTTCGGCGAGGATCACGAAGGGGCTGGTGCCGCCGATGAGCTTGCTGCCGATGTCGGCGATCTGGAAACCGAGCTTACGTGATTGCTCGGTCGTCAAGCTGAAGCCTTGAGCCATGGCGGCCGTCGATGCCCCAGCGCCCGCCGCCGCCGAGCGGATGGTTGATTCGAAGGCGGTGGCGGAGCGCTGCATCTGCCCCATGCCGCCGGTGACTGACTGTACCGCGCTCGCGACGGGCGCGACGAGGCCCGACGTCTCTCCGACAAACTCGAAGACGATGCTCTCAGCTGAAACGGCCATCCCGCGGGCCTAAGCCCCGCCCCGTCCCCCTCCTACCGCCGTCAGGTCAATGCACCGAATGCGCCGCCATGAATCGCGTCAGCCGCTCGGGGTCGCTCGGCCCGCGCCGGTCATTCTCGTCGGCATGGGCCGCGTTCCAGGCGGCGAGGTGGAGCTGATAATCCTGCCAGGTCAGATCGCGCCAATCGGCGCCCATCACGAGGCAGTTGCCGATGACCGCTTCGAAGTCGATTTCCTGCGTCTCGGCTTTGCTTCTGCCGTGGCTTCGGCTGCCGGCGCCTCGGCCGGCTCGTCTTTTTTTGGCTCGTAGCCCTCGATCCTGGCGGCGAGCACCGCCGCCGCCACCGCCCAGCTCTCCTTCAATGGCGCCGGGTGGCAATAACGCTCGACGAGGTTGCGCGCGCTCAGCGCGTTGACCGTCACCTCCTCGCCATTCACGACCCCGCGCCCGCCGCCGATCAGGCCGAGCCGGATCGTCTCGAACAGATCTTCGGCAAAGGCGCCGCCCATCATCGTGTCGGCGATTGCGATGTCCTCGATCAGGTACCGCCCCTTCAGCACCCGCCCATAAAGCTCGAACACAGGCCCGCGCTTCTCCTGCAGCTCGGCGAGCTGGGGCAGCTTGAGGTCGAACAGATAATCGCCGTCGGCGAACAGCAATTCCAGCGCGGTGACCGGCATCAGGCGGCGGCCGTGTAGGTCCAGGCGCCGTGGCTGGCGAGGTTGATCTCGCTGCTGCCGTCGCTCTCGCGCGGCAGGTTGAGATTGCTGGTGGTCATGCGGAACGCGCCGGCGAAGGTGCCGAGCAGGTCGCCGGCGTCGGTGCCGTTGTCGGCATAGAGCTCGACCTTGTAATTCTTCACCTTGCCGAGCGCGTCGTTGAGATCCTCGATCGTGTCGACGTTGGACAGGCCCGAGCCGGAAATGTCGAGCTGCTTGCCCGAGGTCTTGGTCTTGCGGAACGGCACCTCGCCCGGCTTGGCGCAATCGCGCACGAAGCGGTCGGAGGTGTTGACGGTCTGGTTGACCGTCACGTCCTGGATCCCGCAAATCTGGGTGAAGACCTCGGTGCCGCCTCCGTCGCCCATCTTGATCAGTGCGAAATCGGCTTCGGTGGGAAGGCTCATCTCGTATCTCCGCGGTTCTGCATCACCGCGGAGGATTAAGGGGATGGGCCGGGGCGAGTTACCGCCGTCAGAAGCGGACGACGGGCGTCGGGAAGCCGGTGAACGGGGCGGGCTCGCAATGCCCCCGCGATTCCCGCAACATCCTCGAAATGCCATTCCTGTAGATCGAGGACGAATAATGTTCGCCGGTCTCGCGGTTGATCTGTTCGAACGACATGTCGCGGCGCTCGGACGTCTCGATATCCTGGTCGGTGAGGACGATCCGCGTCGGCGACACGCGCAAGATGTTGCGGGTCTCCCGGCATTCTCCGTCGCACCACTTATTCTGGGTCAGGTCGAAGCGATATTCGTAGCGATAGGATTCGGTGCTGGTGCCATCCACTGTCCTGGTCTCGCTGGTCCCGGAGCAGATCAGGTTGAAGGTCGCCGCCACCGCGGTCGCTTGAATCAACATTGCACCACCTCCGCAAGAAACCGCCGCCAGCGAACGATTCTAGCGCGCGCTCGCCCATCGGCAAGCGGCATCCCCGCCATCGCGCCTCCGATCGCCGCCACGATCACCCCGACTTCGAGGCGTCCGCCGACGCCCTCAGATAGATGGTCTCGCGGCAATTGTCGTCGGGCGCGCGGCCGATATGCTGGCGGTAGCGGCTGTAGAAGCTGAGCGGGAACAGCTCGAGCTCGGCCCGGCGGCCGCTCCTGTTGAGCGCCATTTCGAAGCGGGTGACCGCCAGCCGGTAGGTGCGCTCGACCAGGCCGCATTGGTCGATGCCGCTATTGCCGATCGCGATCGCCACGCCCCAGCGGCCGTCTCGGCGCTCCAGCAGCGCCCAGCCGTCGAACGGACGCGCCCCGCTTGAGGTCGATCGGACATCGGCGAAGGCGACATTGTCCTCGGCCGAAACGAACAGGCGCAGCGCGGAAAATTCGAGCTGCGTGTCGGCCCCGACCCGGTCCCGGATCGCCGCCATTATGGCCGGCCGGTCGGCATGATTGGGCGGGGGCTCGACGATCTCCTGCGCCGCCGCCGGCGCGGCGAGAGCGAGCGCGATTGCGGCTGCGTATCTGATCGACATGTTTCTCCCTCCCTCGCTGGCGAGCCCGGGGCCGCGCGCCGCGGATCATGCCACCGTCGGCGGACAAAGTGTACCCCTTTTGTTCCTATCGTCATTCCAGCGTAAGCGCGGAAGCTGGAATCTCTCTTTCTTTATCCGCCGCAACAGAAGGCAGGGAGATTCGAGCTTCCGCTGGAATGACGATATGACCCAGCTCTCCGGCGCAGGCCGGGGTCCAGGCCAAGGTCGGCACTGGGTCCCGGCCTGCGCCGGGACGCGCGGTGGGGCGCCGCCCCGCTCCGTGCAAAACCGAAGGACCGCCGCGCGAGAATCGGCGGGCGGGACGGCCAGCGGCCTCTACTCCCCCTCGCCCGCATTCTGCGCCGGCACGTCGGCCGCGTTCAAGTCAGCTTGCATATCGTTCAAATCGTCTTCCAGATCGCGCCCGAGCTGACGCAGAGCGGGATCGGTCGAGTTCTGCATCTCCCGCATTTCGTTCATCGCGCGGCTCCGCCGCGCCGCTTCCTCCTCCTCCTGCCGGCTCGGCATGGAATTCGGAATGCGGCGCGCCGTACGGCAGTAAGTGTCTCTCGTCAGGCGCCACCGGGCGAACTTCTCCTGGTCGCCGCTTTGCAGATGGGCGTCCGCCACCCGGCTCGCCGCTTCGCAGACGTCGGCATAGGTGCCTTCGTTCATCGCAATGTCGAACTGGCGCTCGAGAGCGTCCTCCGCCCCCGCGCTACAGCCGGCCATCATCGCAAACGCAGCAAGCCACCAACGCATCGCCCGCTCCTCCCAGGATGGCTCGGCGCCTTTTATGCCAGCCTCAGGCGATCACGCGAACCCGGAATTCGGCGACATGATGATAGGCGCCGTCCTCGTCCGGATCCTGCAGCAGCCGGTAGCCGATCCGGCGCACCGCGGCGCTGGCGCCGCCGCCGAGATCGAGCCGCTGCCGGTGCAGCGCGCGCATCACCGCGCGGCCGATCCGGTCGGCATGGTCCTCGGCCGTCTCGATCGTCTCACCGGCCTCGTCCTGGCGCGGCCTGGCGAAGCTGTGGAACGCGACCCGGACGTTGTCGCCGTCGACGCCATCGGCCTGGATCGGCACCCCGGCCGGCGGCCCGCACTTGACGAACGGCCAGGCCGGCACGCCCGGCGGCGATTGCGGGTAGATCCGCTCGGCCGGGACGAGATCGGCAAGGCCGGCATCGGCCTTGAGCGCCGTCAGCATCGCCCGGCGGACGGGGAGCCAGCCTTCAGCGGCCATCGGGGTTGGCGGCGGCGGCGGCGGCGGGCGCCGCGGGCTTGGGCGCCGGCTCGGCGACCGGCTCGGCCTTGCCGGCGGCGATGAGCGCCTCGCCAAGCTCCTTGCGCACCGCCTCCTCGGCGCCGGCCTGGTAGGCGATCGTCCTGTCGGGGCTCACCTCGTCATGGTCGGCGGTGAATCTGATGCGCATGGATCGTCTCCTCATCGTGGCGGGACGGCGCGGCGGACGAGCTGTGCGATCGCGCCGCGCGATGTCTCGAGCGCCGGGCCCATGAACGGCCGCGCGGCCATCCGGCTGGTGCCATATTCGAGCGCGGCCGCCGCCGGCCCGTCGGCCGAGACCTCGACGGTGAGCGGGCCGGTCTGGCGGACGGCGATGCTGGCCGGCTCGCCGCGCTGCATCCCGCCGCTGCCGGAAGCGCCCTGGGCGAGCCCGCGCCGCGCCTCTTCGGCGACGAGCCGCGCGCCGGCGAGCAAAGCCGGGCC